TGCCGATTGGTGGGACTACCATACCTAACCTTGTGGCGAAGATAGTCGAAGGCGAAGACGAGATGAAGAGACTCGAAGCTGAAGGGTGGGTCTATAAGCCTTGGTTGATCGCGCCACAAGAGAAAGACCGGAAAGAGAAACCTGTTGTTGAAGAAGTGGCTAAAGAGATCGTTGAGGAAATCCGAGAAGTGCCAGAGCCACCCAAGCGCAGACCCGGCAGACCTCGTAAGACGACAAGGAAATAAGTCCTGGCGACAGCACGGACGGTCCTACAGATCATTACCGGGGCTTTGGGGAAAGTAGGTGCCTACGCTCCCGGCGAAACCCTGGACGCAGAAGACTCCGCACACGGTCTTCTGGTGCTTCAAGACCTACTAGCCGAGTGGGGCGATGGTGGCTTGGTGGTGCCGTCCCTTGTGATCGAGGCGGTTACTCTCGTTGCCGATCAGGCCAGCTATACCATAGGCGAGGACAGCAGCGCGGATCTTAACACTATACGCCCAGAACAGATCATAGGGGCATACGTTCGTCAGTCGAATTACGACTATCCGGTGACCATCATCGGGGAAGACGCCTACTCGTCTATGACGGCTAAATCAACGGCTGCTAGGCCCGAATTTCTCTGGTACAACCCCACAGCGCCCCTGGGAACTGCTTACGTCTATCCGGCGGCAAACAGCACAGACTCGCTTTATATTACGAGCGTTAAACCGTTTACGGAGCCAACGGGTTTAACCCAAGAAATGCTCGATGATATTTCCGTTCCCCGTAACTACCACAACGCCCTTGTCTGGAACTTGGCTGTTGAGTTGGCGCAGGACTACGGCTTTGAAGTGACGGTGCTAATAGGCATTCGGGCAGCGGAAACCAAGAGCAAGATCGAGGCGTTAAACGCTGCACGAAGGGTGCAGGCGGTGCCGCTAGAGATCGAGCCTATGACGGGCGGGAGATATTCGGTCTTAACAGGATAAGTAAATGGAAATTCCTTTTAATTTTTGCGGCGGTGCCTATCTGGACCGTTCCAAGAACGTCAACAATCAGGAGTGCGTCAACCTATACCCTATCGTGGATCAGCAGGGCGGCAAGGTTATCAGTCTGTATCCTTGCCCCGGCCTGAAAGCATGGTGTGACCCCGGCCATTTCGCAGAGGTTCGCGGTTGCGTTGTTGTCATTCCCAAAAATCAGCTTTATGTCGTCATCGGTGATCGGGTTTATTCCATTGGCCCGTCAGGATCATACACGCAAATGACCGGAACGCTCGATACGTCAGTCGGGCGTGTCGATATGGCCTACAACACCGGCTTTCAAATTATAATTGTCGATGTTGAGGGTGACGCCGGGTATTCCCTGATCGGCACGACTGTCTCGAAAATAACAGATGCGGATTTTGTGAAGCCGTCCGGGGTGACATGGCAGGATGGTTATTTCATTGTACCCGAAAAACTAACTCAGCGATATTGGCTATCCGGTATCAATGACATCACAAGCTGGGATGCCCTGGATTATGGCACGGCAGAGGGTTTACCGGACGACATAAAAGCAGCGTTTTCCGATCATCGAGAAGCGTGGATGTTCGGGGATGTTTCGACAGAGGTATTCATAAACACCGGCAACCCGGACTTTCCCTTTGAGCGCTTGGAAGGCTCTTTTCAAGAGGTCGGTATTGGGGCCGCTGCTACTCCAGCCAAGGGTGACAACTCTATCTGGTGGCTGGATAATTGGTATCATGTCAGGCGGGCTGATGCGTACACACCACAGATTGTGTCTACGCCTCAGATCGCTTGGCAGATAGAGCAGTATGCCACAAAAGATGATGCGTTTGCCTTCTTTTACGAGCATGAAGGCCACGCCTTTTATGTGCTTACGTTTCCCACAGCCGACAGAACGTGGGCTTATGACCCATCAACGGGTTTTTGGCATCGGAGATCCTCTTACCCCAACGCACCGGATGGCAGATGGAGGGCTAACTGTTACGCCCACTTTGCCGGAAAGCATCTTGTGGGCGATTACCAGAACGGCATAATCTACGAGCTAGACCACGACACATACACCGACAATGACGAGGTATTGCCAGCCGTAAGAACGTGTCAGGCTCTTGACTCTCAGGGCCGAAACGTAGCCTTTCACTCCCTTGAGGTATTCATCGAGGCCGGTGTCGGCCTGGTAACAGGCCAGGGCTCAGATCCTATGGCAATACTCCAGTGGTCTAACGATAACGGTACAACGTGGGGTAACGAGCATTGGCGGTCTATGGGAAAGATCGGCGAAACCACTAAGCGGGTAAAGTGGAACAGGTTAGGTGCCGGTAGAAACAGGGCTTTTAAGCTGACGATAACAGACCCCGTTAATAGAGTCATAACGGGCGCAAGGCTGCAAGGAACGATAGGTAAAAGTTAATGCCAAGAAGAACACCCAGGCCGCCACGGCATCTTCCACGGGGCCGTATGGTAAAGCTCAAAACTGGCGAAATGACGCCGGATTGGGCACGTTATTGGCACCGGGTTTTGTTAAGGCGTCTTGACCAAGTTTTAGAGCAAGAAGAGTGGCAAGACCTTGCGCTTACAGCTTTGAACAGGGCTGACATCGACAGTCGCTTGTCGGATGTAGAGGATTTGACCTTACAGCTTCTTGCCTCTCTGAGTTTTGGCGCGAGAATTGACGGCCTGGAAGACATTACCCAAGAGCTTGAAGCAAGCAAATGGACACGGACAGACAGTGATGGTCACTTAGTGTCCGTGGACATTGTTTGTCATAATAATGCCGTGGTGTGTCACGGTAACAGTGTGGTGTATCTATGAGCGCCTTAAACGAAAACGCAATTACCCTGCTTGGAAGTGCAACGGTTAACCTTAAAAACGGTGACGCTAAATCCACCGCCTACACTGTACCAACGGGTAAGATAGCGATTATTACGCATGTGGTGATCCACAGCCCCACCGCCAGCCTTGCCAATGGGACAGACTTTGACATCGGCTCCGGGGCCAATGCCGACACTTGGCGGCAGACCATCAGTTTAACTACCTTAACGGCATCGACTGATTACATCGTGATTCCATCAATAGCAGCCACGCCGGTCAAGTACACTATGGAAGTAGCGGCAGCAGCATTCGGCATCAAGCCCATTACAGGGGCGACAGCCGATGCCGATGCTACAATGGCCGTGTTTGGTTTTTTGATAGACGCATAGGAGTAAAAGGATATGACCATAATTCCAGACAAACTATACGAAGGACAGCCGGGGAGTACGGCGACACTTCTTTATACAAGCCCCGCTAATACCCGCGTGACGATCATTAAGGCCACAGCCTGTAACGACACGACCACAGCCAAGTATCTAACGGTATATCTGGTGCCGAGTGGCGGTACGGCAGGAGCAGCCAATTTGATCTATAATCAGAAAGTCATCGGAAGCAGAGAAACCAAGGATTTATCCGACTTGGTGCCGCAAGTGCTTGACCCTGGCGATATGATTTATGCGCTTGCAGAGGCAGCGGATCAGATCACGGTGCATATTTCAGGGATGGCGAAGACGTAGTATGATTACTCTAGTTAATCGAGAGACAAAAGGCGGCATAAGGATATTCGACTTTGGGGGAATTTATAATGGCGATCCCTGCGGTACACTTCAATTGGAGATTGTTGGCGATATATGCAGTCTCCATCTTGCCTTGCAGAAGTGGAGCCATAATGTGTTTAAGATGGTAATAGCAGATTGGAACAATACAGTTTTGCCTTTTATACGAGGTATTGGCTGCAAGAAGATTATTGTAACGTATAAAGATGAGTTTGGGGATGTGAAGAAATGGAGAAGGTTTATCTATAAATTAGGATTTCCCAAACCTGAAACCGTGTATATATCAACCGCAGAGGTGTGACATGGGAATTGGAGAAGGAACAGCTATTTTGGTAGGTAGCGCGTTAGGTGCTGGTGCTGGTCTGTACGGTTCTAGCAAGGCCGCAAGTGCCGCAGAGAAGGCAGGAGATGAGGCAACCGCAGCCCAGCTTGAAATGTACTACCAGGGCCGCGAGGATCTTGCCCCTTGGCGTGAGGCGGGGGGAGAAGCACTTAACCAACTTGTCCCTATGATAAAGAAAGGACCGGGCAAGTTCATACCTGAAAAAGAGCCAGGGTATCAATTCGGCTATGAGGAATTTATTGAAAAGCCGACTCTTCGCATGGCCTCTGCCACCGGCGGCCTTGGCGGTGCCGGTACGCAGAAGGCTTTGACCCGTTACGCTTCTGACTACGCCTCTACGAAATACGACAACTTCTTGAATCGCTGGTATAAGTCCTTGACGCCTTGGCAGAGCCTCGCAGGGGTAGGGCAGACAAGCGCCGGACAAACAGCAAACCTCGGAATGCAGACGGGCCAGGGCCTTGCTCAAAATGCTATAGGTGCAGGCAACGCACGGGCCAGCGGTTACACGAATATGGCAAATGTGCTTAGTGGTGGCATAACGAGTGGGGTGGAGAATTACATACTGTCTAATTACTTGGGGAATCAAAATAGCCAAGTTGTTACACCCGCAATGCAAGACGCCGCATGGAATAGGATGCGTAAATAGGAGTTTATCATGCCAAACGCACTAAACATACAATTTCCCAGCTTGGCGAGGGCAAGAATGGCAGGGGCGAACATCGTAGGCCAAGAGCAGGCCAATACGCTCCGGGGTATGCAGATCGAGCAGATGCCGGAAGAG